GGCCGGGTCGGCACCGGCTCGGGGCCGCCCACCGGCCCGAGGAGGTCGGCCGCCTCGGCGTCGTACTTGGCGCGCGCGGTGTCCGCGAACCCCATCGCCTCGAGCGCGGCCGCGGCATCGTCGCGGATCTTCGCGAGGTCGGGCGGGCTGGAAATCGAAATCAGGTACGCGCCCCACCCGGCGGCGTCGATCGCCTCGCGAGCGTTCAGGCGGTTCCGCGTCGCCTCGAGCTCGCGCTGGAGCTCGTCGATCCTCCCCTCGGCGGCCTCCGCGCGCTCGAGCGCCGCGCGCTCCTCGCGGATCCGTTCGAGGTTCTGGAGGAACCGGGGGTGGCTGTTCTCGGCGGCGGACCGCTCGAGGAGGTCGGCGGCCCACTCGAGGTCGGCGCGAGCCGGGGCGCCGACGGTGAACCCGGCGACGCGCTCGCGGACGAGCTCGGCGGCCGCCTCGAGGTTCCCCCGGGTCGGCTCGGACGATCGCTGGACGGTCTCGGCGTAGCCGGCGGCGGCGTCGGCGGTGTGGTCGTCGATGTTCGGCTTTCCGCCAGGCGTAACGTTCTCGGTCACGGTTCGCTCCTCCGCGTCGGGTTCTCGAGCTCCCAGAGGAGCCCCTGCAGTCCGGCCCGGAACGTCCCGGGCTCGGTGGATCGTCGGGCCTCGAGCTCGAGCGTCGCGCGCTCGAGGACCGGGGAGACCGGCGGGGCCGGCTCCGGGCGCCCGTGCTCGAGCATCGCGGCGCGGGCCGCGGCGGCGAGCTCGTCGCTCGAGGCGGACCGGAACGCGCGGAGGAGCCACCCCTCCGGGTTCCGGACGCGGTCCCCGCGGTCGAGCGCGCGCCAGAGGAGCCCGGCGGCGCCGGCGAGGCGCGCGGGATCCCTGGCGAGCTCTAGCCGCTCCCGTGCCCCGAGGCGGAGCCCGGCGGCCGCGAGACCCGAGAGGCTCGCGAGAGCTCCGCGGGCCGTGGAGGCGACGAGGACGGCCTGGACGCGCTCCGGAGCGTGCGCCACGGCCGGCGGGTCCTCCGGGAGCTCGAACGGGAGCTCGGGCGTCCTGGCGAGCTCACGCCACCGGGCGAAGAGGCGCTTCCACGCTCGAGGGTCGCGCCGGGCGTCGGGGTTCCGCTCGAGGAGAGCCTCCCCGGTGGTCGCCCACCAGGTCGCGTCGCGCTCGTCCTCGAGGACGTGGAGGGTGTCCGGGTGCCGCGGCCGGCGGCCTTCCTTGAGGTAGTCCCGGCGGACCGGGAGGAAGTCCCCGGGCTGGCGTTGGATCGCGCAGGCGCCCTCGAGCGCGCCGAGGTGGCCGCGGATCGTGCGCTCGGCGGGCGGGTCCTCGCCGAACCGTTCGCGCCACCGGTCCAAGATCCCCCGCCACCCGAGGCGAGCCACGGCGCCGGGGACGTACCACCGGAGACGCGGGGAGCGTCCAAGCGGGCACCGGAGCTCGAGGAGGAGGAGCAGGACCCTCGCACGGGTCTCGCGGACATCGCGCCGCCTCGAGGTCGCGGAAACGACGGTCGCCAGCCGGTGCGACCTGGCGGCGAGCTCGTCGAGCGGGTCGGGCGCGACGGGCTCGGGTGTTGCCAGCCGTCGCGCGGTGTTCGATAGTGCCATCCGTTGCGGGAGAGCCCCGTTCTGGCGCCGGCCCATTCCGGCCGCCGGGGCGGGGCTCGACCTTTGTGCCCCCTCGGAGCTCGCGTGGCAAGGGCGCGCTCGTCCGAGAGCTCGGCCCCCGCCTCGAGCTCGGGAGCGCGCCGCGTCCCAGGCAGGGTTCTCTTTCGAGATTCTCCTTCTGCTTAGGGTGCGGCAAGTTTGGCGCCGGATCGGCTCACCGTCCCCGGTCTATCCACACCGTCTCCACAGCCCCCCAACATCCCGATCTCGAGACCGGAACCGCGCCCGGTGCTCGAGCGGATCGAACCCGAGCGACGCCGCCCACCGGTCGAGCGCGCGACCGTACCCCCACCGCCAGACCTTGCAGAACAGCATGGGCACCCCATCGGCACCCCGCCCCGCCTGGCCTTAGCCGTCCTCGAGGAACCCGAGGAGGACGAGGAACAGCACCCCGCCCACCACGACGCCGGCGAGGAACCCGAGGAGGAGGACCCCAATCAACGGCGGAGCCACGGCCGGAACGCCGCGAACAGCACCCCGGCGGCGCCGGCCAAGAACCCGAGCACGAACCCCGCCGCGGCGGCCAGGATCGCGCCGAGGCTCACCGCGGCCCCCCCTTGGGTCGGCGGGGGAACATGTCGAACCAGAGCTGGAGGAACGTCCCCAGCGCGCCGAACAGACCGACCGCGACGCATAGCACCCACAGGATCAGGACGACGTCGCGGAGCGCCTCGTTCACGAGCTCGAGCCCTCGAGCGTCGCTTGGTGCTCGAGGAGCTCGGCCCGGAGGTCCCCGACGTAGTCGGCGAGCTCGGCGCCCGACCTCGAGAGCATCGCGCGGACCGCGGCGTCCTTCGACTCGAGGAGCTTCCGGAGCGCGGCCGTCTTCTCGGGGCCGTCCTCGACGCGCTGGTCGATCGCGTGCGCGAGCTTCGCGAACACGCGCGAGAAGTCCTGCAGGTCGCTCGGGAGGTGAGCGTAGGCGAAGAACTGGAGTAGGTGGGCGGCGCTCGGATGCATGGCGGTCAGACTCCGACGGTCGTTTCGAGCCACGCCTTCACGTCGGCGTGGAGCGCGGTACCGGTGAGCGCGGGCGTCGTCGGGTTGTCGGCGATGCTGCCCCACGTGACCTTCGACGTCGGCGCCATGTTCGCGGCGATCGCGATCTCCATCGCGTTCCCGACGAAGTCGTGCGCCGGGTCGCGGTACGCCTTGTTCCCCGCGGTGTCGTTCTTGAGCTCGCCGGGGACGAAGTCGCCGGGCGCGAGGCTCGTCCCGTCCGGGTCGCTCGAGCTCGGCCAGACCCCGTAGACGGGCATGGTCCGGTTCTGCGTGAACCCCTGGACGATCCAGAAGTACGGGCTCGCCGCGAGCTTGTAGCGCCGCTCGAGCGTGGACCACAGCCGGTTCGTCCTCGTGCGGAGGAAGTGCGGGTGGAGGTCGTTCGCGTAGACCCCCGAGCCGGCCGCGTTCACGTCGAACTGCGTCCAGTCGGCGGTCGCGCCGATCGCGACCACGGCCGCGGGGCGGTGCGAGAACCGCGCGACGTACGGGTCGATCGTCGGCGCGATGTTGCCCGGGAGCGCGGGGAACATCGTTGACGGGAGCGCCGAGAGCCAGAGCGCGGTCGTCGCGCCCGAGCCGAACCCGAGCACCGCGATCCGGTTCCGCCCGATGCTGTTCCCCGAGCCCCACAGGTCCACGGCTCGAGCGCCGAGCGAGATATCGTCCACCGCCGAGGCGTGCGCCTTGAGGTACGCGACGGCGTGCCCGATCTGCTTCTCGTGCTCGGGGAAGTACGCGAACGGCGTGACCTCGTCGAGCACGTTGCCGGTGTTCGCGGACGGCGGAGCGTCCACGGAGACCACCGCCCACCCGGCGGCGTTCAAGTCCTCGGCGATCTGCGCGACGTCGGCGTCGATCGTCTCCGGGCTCGTCTCGTCGTCCCCGTAGGTGACGTAGTCCCCGCCCTTGAGGATGACGAGGCACGGCGCGTTCGTGAACGACGCCGACGGCCGCCAGACGAGGAGGCGGCAGAGTCCGGACGGGTGCGCGGCGTAGTAGTGCTCGCCGGCGGTCGCGCCCGGCTCGTCGGTGGTCGCGCGCGTGAAGGTGACGTACGGGCCGGGCATCTAGTGTCCCCCGGGGTAGAGCGTGACGGAGTAGTGGCGAGCGGTGATCACCGACGCGGAGCCGTCCTGCGTCGAGCCGCTGCTGTTCCCCTCGTCGCCGAGGGTCGAGCCGAAGTCGTCGGTTTTGAACCGCACCGACCACAGCGTGTCCTCGAGCTCGAGGTCGGCCTTCGCGATCGGGATCCGGCGCTCGTACGTGCGCTGGTACTCGGTCGGGTTGCCGATCTCGGTGGTGCCGGTCCGGAACGTCGCGTCGGCCAGGACGATCCACTCGTTCGTGCCGTCGTCGAACCCGAGGACCGTCAACGCGGCGGTGAACCGGAACGCCTCCTCGCCCGACGGCGCGGCGATCGGGCCGCAATGGAACGGGAACGCCTCGGCGTTCGTGTACGCGCCGTCCGGGTCGTAGTCGGGCTCGAGGATCGCCTCGAACACGCGCGCGGCTTCGCTGCCCTCGATCGTGCCCGAGAGCTCGACCTCGAGGCGCGCGCCGTTCACGAACAGCCCGGCGGGGAGGAGGAACCCGTGCCGGTAGAAGTTGACGTTCGTCCCGAGGCGCGCGGCCGGGAACGCGCCGGCGGTGTCGTGCGCCATGAGCGCGCTGGGAACCGTGAACGGCCACGCGTCGCCCGGGTACAGGCTCGTGTCGTACTCGTTCCCCTCGGTCGTGTTGTCGGCAGCACCGGGGCCGGAACCGCCCGAGCTCGTGCCCTGCGTCGGCGCCTCGGTCGTCACGCCGGCGGCCCAGACCCCCGACTGCGCGAGGAGAACGATCGGATGGCGCGAGTCCGGGAGCGGGTGCCCGCTCTCGAGCGGCGCCGCGGCCGTCGCCAGGAGAGCGTCGTCGGACGTCCCGAACAGGGTCAGGAGCGCGGCGAGAACCTGGTTCGTCGCGGCCTGGTTCGGCGTCACGCCGGCGGCCTCGATGATCGAGAGGAGCTCCTCCTGCACGCCGTTGAGCCACGGGCTCGAGACGATCGTGGCCGGGACCCCCTGGAACGGGTTGCCCTCGGCGAACAGCCCGGAGACGTTGCCGGGTGCGGCGATACGGTCCATGCGGTGAGCCTACACGAGCGCCAGGAGGATCCCAGCCCCGGCGGTGAGCACGTCCCGCACCGCCTGGCCGACCGCGGCCGCCTGGACCACGGAGAGCGACGCGCGGAGGTTGCGGTAGCGCGCCTCGAGGATCTGGAGCTCACGGGCGGCGCTCGGTTCGCCCGTGAGGCTGGAGACGTGAGCGGACGCGAGCTGCTCGAGCACATCCTCGAGCCGCTCCCGGATCTCGTCCTCGACGGACGGAGCGCCGGCGGCCTCGAGCTGGACGTCGATGGCCGAGAACAGCCGGCCGACGATCGCGCCGACGAGCTCCGCGCGCCAGGAGAGCACCTAGGGTTCCGGGTCGGGCTCGGGCGCGGGCTCCGCCGGCGGTAGCGGCTGGGGCTTCGGGAACTCGAGCGGCTCGGGCTTCACGAGCTCCTCGAGGATCCCGACGAGCTCCTCGCCCACCGCGATCCGGAGGTTCCAATCCTGGAGGAGCTCGAGGCGCGCGGAGACCTGCACCGGCGACAGCCCCGGGTCGGCCTGGACGTAGGCGGCGTACTCGAACGCGACGGCGTCGAACGTCGCCCGGTCGGCCTCGATCCACTCGCGAGGGATCTGGGTCGCGTTGCACGAGCTCGCGAGCGCGAGCACGAGGACGGCGGAGAGAGCGCGGAGCATTCGGGGGTCCTCCTAGCTGGCGGCGACGATCGGCGCGGCCGCGGTGGCGGCGCCGGTCTCGGGGTCGAAGTAGTGGAGCGGCTCGATCGGGAGCTCGACCGGGAAGGTGGTCTCCTCGGTGCGCCAGACCCCCGACGGGAACCCGACGCGGACCTGGAGCTTCCACGTCCCCGCCTCCGAGAGGTCCCCGGGCGCCGCGACGTAGCGGCATTTCCCGTCGGTCCCCGGCGGCGTGGACACGGTCCCGGTGCGGCGCTTCACGCGGAGCGACGGGAGCACGAACACGAACTCGATGACGGTCGCCGTGGAGAGGTCCACCACCACGGCGTCCCCGTTCTCGTCGCAGTCGGTGATCGTGACCTCGAACACCGTGCCCTCGTCGGCGACGTGGATCGAATTCGTGCAGGTCATCGTATGCGGGAGCTCGAGAGGGTCCGGCGGATTGCGGCGCTCGAGAGCCGGCTGCGGCCGACCCGGAGCGCCTGGTCGAGAACGCGCTCGACCCTACCGGAACGGCCGACCCGGCGCGAGATGAGGAGCTCGAGCGCCTCGGTCCGGTTGATCCCGAGCTCGAAACAGACCACCGGCAGCGCCGCCGCGACGAGGAGCTCGACGAGCGGCGCGATCGCCACCGCCTCGCCGGCGTTGGGGTTCAACGTGAGCCCGAGCGAGACCGCCGGACCTAGCGCGATGGCCCCGCCCGGCGCCGGGTTCACTCCGGTCTGGATCCCGACAATCGAACCGACGGCGGTGGCCAGCGCGCTTTCGGGGTTCGTCGCGATCAGGAGCGCCACGAGCGGGGAGGTCGCGACGGCCGCCGACGCGTCGGGCACGAGAGTCCTCAGGAGCTCGAGCGCCGGGCCGGTGGCGATCGAGCCCGCTGGGTCTGGCGACACCGACGTGTCGAAGTTGAAAGCGCCGATCTCCCACCCGAACCCGTCGAGGTTGTGCTGCTCCCCGGCCGCGTCGAACTCGCCCCCGCTTCCGAGCGGGATGAACAGGTAGCCGGCGTCCGTGCCGGTGTTGATGAGCTTCGAGAGCCCGGCGCCGGACGGCTGGAAGGCGCCGACGGCCGGACGCTCCCATGTGTTCGCGGCGGTCTGGCCGGTGAAGCTGTTCGCACCGGTCGCGCTCGAGTCCCCGGACACGCAATGCCGGAACTCAGCGATCGCGCCGACGTTGAAGTCCTGATTGCCGGCGACCGCGTAGCCGTTCTCGATCGCGCTGCAATTGATTACGCGCGCGTTCGTGTTGCCCGTCGCCTCGAACCCGGTGCCGAACGAGCTGGTAGACGGGAACCCGATCAGTGCCTGCCGTATCTGGTAGGCGTTGCAATTGACGAACCGGGCCTCTCCCGAGCCGAAGGTCGTAAGGTCGCGGAAGCCGTAGCGCGGACCCACCCGACCGGTGCTCGTCGTGTTGTTAGAACCGATCGCGGTGCAATTGGTGAACGTCGCCGCTCCAGTCACGCCGACCGAAGCCTGGAACACGTTGTTCGCGGCGTTGCTCCCCCCGTTGTGCTCGGCGTGGATCGAGTCCACCCAGATTCCCCGGTCCACTCGCACACACCGGAGGATCGCGGTCGAGCTCGAGCTCGGCATCAGGACGCCGAGCAGCCCGCTCCCGTAGCCGCAATGTCCGAACCGGAGGTGGTCCTCCTGAATCCGAACTACGCTGTTCGTGCGCTGGAGAGCGGCTCCCGTTCCCGCGGAAGGGTTGTAGCCGTTGCCCATCGCGGGTCGGATCCACCGGAAGCGCGTCGCGTCCGACACTCCCCCGTAGAACGTGTTGCGCAGGAACAGGAGCGAGCCAAGGACCAGCGGCGTCGGCTGGATGATCTCGGCGATACGAACCTCGTCGAGCGCCGGGAGGTCGAGCGTCCTCGTCGCCGTATCCCAAGCGGCGAGGGTCGTGTAGGTCCCCCCGCTCCCGACAGTCTCGACGACCTCGGTGGGCACGGCCTACGGGAACAGGTCGAGGAGCGCCTGGAGCTCGAGCTCGAGCGCCGGGTCGTCCACGGGCGCGAGCTCGAGCGGGTCGCTCGGGAGGTGGAACAGCCCGCGGAACGCCTCGGCCCCGCCCGTCTCATCCACGCGGAGCTTCCACCCGTCGGCGCGGACGATCGCGCGCTCGCGCGCGTTGAACCCCGCCGGCCCGGGCTCGCCGAGCTCGGGCGCGTAGTTCGGGAAGAACCGCTCCGCAAACAGCCACTCCCGCGGCGGCGCCGAGCTCCACGGCACGAGCGCGCCGGCGAACGAGACCCCGTCGGTCGGGGCCGGGATCGGGAGCCCGAGGAGCTCCTCGAGCGTCGCCCAAAGGTCGAGGACGGAGACGAGCTGGCGACGAGCTCCCGGACGGATGCCGGGGCCGCGGACGTAGAGCGGGGTCTCGATCGCGAGCTCGGTGACTCCCGGGGCGCCGGCCTTCGCGAACACGGGCACCGGCGGCGGCGGCGGCATGGCCGAGCCGTTGTCGCACGAGACGACCACGAGCGTCGTGCACGGATCGAGAACCTCGAGCACGGTGCCGAGCCGGTCGTCGAGCGCCTCGATCATGCTCTCGAACTCGAGGCGCCCGTCCCCGGCCGTCGGCGGCCCGGTGTAGTACGGGGCCGGCGCCTCGTGGAACGGCGCGTGGGCGGCGGTGAACGAGAGCCACAGGAACCGCGGCTCGCCCTCGTGCTCGAGCCACCACTCCCGAGCCGCTCGAGCTTGGGCGGCGGTCGCGTACTCGGTCGTCACGGTCTCGACCCCGTCGTCGATCCGGCCCCACGAGAAGTAGGTACCGGCGCCGGCGGTGGCCCCGAGGTTGTGCGACGCGACCGCGCGCGCGAACTCGAACCCGAGGAGCTCGGGCGCGTCCTCGAGCGGGTACTCGACGCCGGCCGAGAGGTGCCATTTCCCGACCTTGCAGGTCCGGTAGCCGGCGCGCGTGAACGCGTCCGCGAGCGTCGGCGCGTCCTGCTCGACGTCGTTCGGGTCGCCCTTCTTGATGATCCTCCCGATCCCCTGGCGCCTCGAGTAGACCCCGAGGAGAGCCGAGACCCGAGACGCGCTGCAGACCGGTCCGGTCGTGTACGCGCGCGCGAACCGCGCCGAGCTCGCCCGGAATGCGTCGAGGTTCGGCGTCGCGACCGTCGGGTCGTCCTCGAGGTCGAACGTCCCGACGTCGTCGAGGTCCACCAGGACGACGTCGAGCGGGCGGAGCGGGAGCGCGGGGCCGGGCTCGAACTGGAACGCCTCGAGAGCCACGGCCCCGCACACCGACAGGAGGAGCGCGGGGACCGGGCTTCTCATCAGGTGCCGCTCCGGATCTGGACGGCGCCCTCGGCGTTCCAGTTGATCGTCAGGTCGGCGCCGCTCGGCGAGAACGGGAACCCGCCCGAATCGAAGTAGACGAGGAGCGGGCTGTCCCCGTCCACGGTCACGAACTTGTAGAGGAGCGCGGCCTGCACGTCGCGCGTCCCGACGCCGAGGCTCGAGAACACGGTCGCGGCGGCCGGGAGCTCGACGCGGCTGTTCGGGGCGTCGATCGCGGGCGGCGACTGCACGAGGGTCTGGCGCGCGTACGGCGTGCCGTCGTGCTCGTCGAGCGTGCCGACGTCGCCGACGAACTTGGCCGTCGTGTCGGTGTCGGCCGTCGTGTTCGTCATCACGAGGAGCACGCGGAGGGTGTCGTTCTCCAGGTCGATCTCGCCCTTGAACAGCGCGAGGAGCCCCTCGAGGTACCAGAAGTTAGCCATCGGATTCGTCCGGGGGTTGAGCGGTGGAAGGTGCCCCCGATCGAACTGCGCGGGCTTTTTGTCCCGGGGACGATGCGGGGGCGTGGAGGAGCGATCTCCGGAGGCGAGCCTATCAGCGTCCCGCCACGACCGACAGGAGCCACAGGAGCACGAGCGCCGCGAAAATCAGACACGCCGGACCGGGGTCCGGGTCATCCCCCCCGGCCGGCTCGGATCTCCTCACGGACGTCCGCGAGTCCTTGCGCCAGGACGTCGTCGCGCTCCTTGAGGTAGACCCGGAACTGCTCCTGCGCCTGGTTGCACCGTCGAGCCTCTTCCTCCATTGCCCCAACGAACGCCACATGGGTCTTGACGAGGCTCTCGGCGAGCGGGAACAGCCGGCGAGCTCCCCACAACGTCGCGGCGACGAAAAGGAGGAGCAGGAAGGTCGGCAGCCCGAAGTCGCGGACGAACGAGGTCCAGACGTCAGGAGAGATCGCGGTCTCGGGGGTCATCGGCGGCGAGCGAGGGGAATCGGAGGATGCCGAGGTCGTGGAGGTGGACCACGACCGCGGCGAGGATGAGGATCGGAGCGAGCGCGCCGAGCCACGCCTCGAGTAACCCGAGGTCGGAGCCGTGCGGCGCGTGGAGTCGCGCGGCGTGATGGATCTCGTCGGCGACGAGCGACAAGAACCCGAGCACGAACAGGACCACCGCTACGCGGCTCATGCGTCCGCGGAGACACACCACGAACACGAGGAGCAGGATGCTCGAGACCGTGCCGACGATCGGCGCGAGCTCGCCGAGGAATCCGGGGCCGGGAAGCATCAGAGCTCCGCGTCGGCCTCCCAATTGCATTCGTACTCGTCGAGAGACGCGGGAGCCGTGGTGCATTCCGGCGAGCCCGTCGCGTACGCGCTCCGCGAGCTCGCCTCGGTGCCGGCGACCGTTCGCACGACGCCGCCCCACAGGATCCGGTCGGGCGTCGAGGCGCCCACCCCGCCCGTGTACCAGGTCATCGTCGGCTCGTCGCGCTTCACGACCTTGAAGGGTCGGTTCGCGCCTTTGTTGACGAGCCCCGACGCGGGGACGTAGGCGCCGTTCACGGTCGAGACGACCTCGGACACCGACGGCGCGTGGTCCCCGTTCGTGCTCTTTTCGTAGTACCGGAGACACGAGAGGAGCTCGTCGGCTTCGCGCACCGCCTCGAACTCGGACGCGAGCACGCCGCGCTCGAGCTGGACGTGCGAGACGTCCACGTCGAACGTCGCGGATTGATCGAACTCGAGGAGCGCCTCGAGGTAGTGGTCGGGCGCACCGGTGAACAGCCCGACCGTCTTGCCGGCGAGGCTTCCGAGCGTGAACGACGCGGTGTACCGGTTCCACGAGCTCGTCAGCGTGATCGGCGAGCGGGTGAGCGTGACGGGCGACGAGCCGGTGCTCCCGAAGTCCTGAATCAGCTTGGGGACGACCTGCGTGCTGCCCGCGTTGATCCGCGCGTAGAACGAGAGCGCGACCTTCAGCCCCGCGAACGTACGGACGTCCTCGATCCGTTGGGACATCGTCGGCGGCTCGTTCGCGAATCCGGCGACGGCGTTGAGGTTGAGGAAGAACTGCGGCGCGACGAGGTTCTGCGGGAGCGTCTCCGCGGTCACGTCGAGCGGGTGCTCGTCTTGGAGCACGCGGAGGTCGCCGGCGCCGGTCGGGATCTGAAACCTCCACCGGTCCACGTAGTACGGCTCGGTCGTCGCCGACGTGTACGCGACGCCGACGGTCACGACCGCGGTGGGGAACCGCTGGTTCACGGAGAACGCCGCGTTGATCAGCGCGTTCTTGCGGAACACGCCGGGCGCCACGCGCGCGTCGATCGCCTGGAGCAGTTGCGTGTTGTCGGCCTTGTCGAGCACGAGCCCGGAACCCTCGATCGTCGAGACGATCTCCTCCTGCACCGCGTTCAGCCAGTCGCCGGAGACCTCGGTGGGCGCGAGTCCGAGGACCGGGTCCTTCTCGACGAACAGGGAATTGACGGCGGTGGCGGTGTCGATCCGATGCATGGCTGCTATAGCGGGGTGGCGAGAACGGACGGCGCGACCGCGACGGCGCCGGCGGCGGCCGGGCCGGTCGAGCTCCACGGAGCGTGCCCGGTGTAGTCGAGGTCGAAACGGAAGAACACGAGAGTGTGGGCGGGCTTGTGCTCCTCGAGCCCGCAAACGAGCGGCGTCGCGTCGTCGGCGACGAGCGGCTCGCCGGCGCCCGACTCGCCAGCGGAGAAGAAGACCGGGTTTATCTCGGGCGCGTGGACCTCCCAGACGAAGACCCACAGCCCTTGGGTGATCGAGTCGCCGGCGACGCTTCCCGGCGTGAACGGTTCGTTCCCGTCCACCGTGACGGAGAACCCGAGCGACGCGGCGAGCTCGACGAAGAACGCCTCCGATTGGCCGGCGCCGGACCCCTGGAACGAGAGCTTCGCGGCCGCCTCGAACCGGCGGAGGATCTCGGTCGCCGCGAGCGCGCTCGGGCACACGAGGTCGGGCAGGACCGGCCCGTAGTCGGGCTTGGTCGAGATCGCGGCCTCGGCGCCGAGCGTGAGGTCCCCGCCGGTGTAGGCGCCGACCGCGTCGGGTGTGACGCCGCCCTGCTCGAGGTCGAACTCCCACCCGTAGACGATCGCGTCCTCGTTCCCGTGGATCTCACGACCGGCCCCGTCGTTGTAGAGCACCGCGAGCTCGTCGGGCGGGAGGACGCGCGCGTAGGCGCGGACCTGGTCCACGTCGCCGAGCCACGGGTCGAACGAGCCGTCCTGCGCGACCGTGATCCCCTCGTCGGCGTCGGGCTCGAGCATCCGGTCGCCCGGGGGGACCTCGAGGTCCGGCCCGATCTGCTGGCCGTTGACGAAGAACTGGAGCGCGCCGCTCGAGGCGCCGGCCGGGCCGTCCTTGCCGCGGTAGGTAACGGACACCATCGCCCACTCGCGCGCGATCGAGACGCCGTCCTCGTCGGTGGAGCCGAGCGCCTCGACGATCGGGAAGGTCCCCGCCAGCGCGCCGACATCGTCGGCCGCGATCTGGAACGGGAGGAACCCGGTCGAGTCGCCGAGCTCGACGGTCACGGAGAGCGCCGGCGCCACGGCGCCGCCGGTCAGCGTGGTCGTGTTCCCGTGGTCGGCTTGGAACAGGATCCGGAGCCCCCGGTTCGTGCCCGAGGAGAAGCGCCGGAACAGGTGGTGCTGCGCGCTCGAGAACGCGCCGACCGCGTCGAGCCACCCGTTCGCCCCACCGGTCCGGCCCCATTTCACGCGGACCCACGCGGTCAGAGTGAACTCGATCTCGGGGAAGTCCGACGCGTTCGGCCAGTCCGGCGAGCCCGCGAACGCGCGGACGTCGCCGCCCTCGTCGGTCGCGTCGAGGTAGAACCCGGGGAGCGGGTCGGGTCCGCCGGGGATCCCGAGCACGCGCTCCCAATCGGCGAGGAGCTCGACGGCCGAGCTCGGGAGCGACTCGCGCGCCAGGTCGCGGCCGCGGCAGTCCACGCGCGCGAACTCACGGACGAACGCCTCCATCACGGCGCGCAGGTTCGTGTCGCGGCGCTTGTTCCACAGGAGCCCTTGGGGGAGGAGGTCGAGCGCCTGGCCCCCGTAGCGGTCGGTCTTGCCGTCGAGGTCGGGCGCGCTGCTCTCAAGCTCGAGGAACGTCGGCACCGGCGCGAAGAACGGGAGCGGCGCCAGGTACTCGCCGAGGAGCTCGGCCGCGCGGTCCCCGAGCTCGAGCGGCGCGACGCCGATGTAGTCGGACGTGTTCTGGACACTCAGCCCGACCTCGAGCCCGTCGCCATCGACCGTGTGGACGTGCGGGTCGTTGGCGGCGATCTCGAGGAGCGCCTCGCGGACGACGTCCACGTTCGGCGCGGTCGTGTCGATATGGTCGCGCGGCGGGAGGATGAGAACCCACGGCACGGGAACCCACGCGGGCAGCCGACTCAGCCCGTTCGCGGCCGCCTGCTCGCGAACGTAGGCGATGTACGCCTCGGTCTGCGCGCGCATCGTCGCGACTGTCACCGACCCGTCGGCGTTCTGAGACTCGAGTGCCCCGATCGAGAAGACCACGCCGCGCAGGTCGGTCGTCTCCCCGCGCGACTGGAGCGTGTCGAAGAACCCGCCCGACTCGACGAGCCCCGCCTTCACGTCCACAGCTTCGCGCAGGTCGTTCGTGTAGTTCTGAATCGCCCAATCGTTGAACATCCCCGACAACGGGAACACCGACGATTGCTCGACCGCGGTCTTCTGCACCGTGACTGGCCGGCCGCCGTTCAAGTTGCGGATGGCGGTCCCGAACGAGAGCTCCGGGCCGAACCCGAAGAACCCGCTGGTGCTCTTGTTGTTCGCGAGGTAGGCGAGCTCGGCGTCGAGGTTCGACGTAATCACGTTCCACGACCGGACGTTCGGGTGCGGCCCGACGTAGTCGGCGGGGAGACCGGCGCCCGGCGCGCGGCCTTCCATGTTGCGGTCCCCGAGCAGCAGGTAGTTGGGCGTCGGTTCCATCGTGGAGCTAGACGAACGTGACGGTGCCGACCTGGTGGATCTGCGTCGCGGTGGTCGTGACGTCCGCGACCGGCGCGGTCAGGACGTGGTCCTCTTCCCCGGGCGCGTTGGAGATAGCTTCGCGGATCTTGGGGAGCGGCAGCGTCGTCTCGGGCGCCCCGAGCTCGAGCACGAGGTCGGCGAGCGCCTCCTCGATCGCGGCCCGGATGTCGGCGGTATCGGCGCCGACGAGCTGGATCGTCGGGGAGAGGTTCACCGCGGTCGGCGCGAACACCGTGACCGACGCGGTCACGGGCTTCTCGAGGTCGATCGCGGCCTGGACCTCCGCGACCTTACCCGCCCCGGGGATCGGGCCGCCGGTAGCGTTGTCGGTCATGATTGCGACGCCGACCGTGCCGAGCCCGAACTGCGCGCCCTTCACGAAGACGCGCGTGACCTCCGCGACCTCGCGCGCCCAGATGACGTAGTCGGCCTCGCTCCCGCCCATCGGCGGTGTCTGGAGAACTTCGACGAGCCGCGAGAGGAGCGACGCGTCGCTCTCGGTCTCGACGCCGCCGGTCAGCCCCGTGTCCACGGTCGCGGTCGCGTTCGCGCCGGCGATCGGCGAGACGAGCGTGAGGCTCGTCGCCGCGGGCGCGTTGCCGGCGGTGCCGGCGAGCTCGGCCTGCACGTTGACGACCGCGGAGCCCCCGGAGATCGTCGCGTCGGCGGTGGTCGCGTAGTCGGCTCCATCCGACCGGCGGATGACCGTGCCCGTCGGGATCGCGGTCCCGTCGGTGCCCGTGAACGTGACGTCCCCGCTCGCCGGCGTCGCGTCGATCCGGATGACGCCGAACAGGTTGGCCCACCGGACGAGGAAGTCGCTGTCCGCGGTGTCGGGGATGACCTGGCGCGCGAGGTACTCGAGGTGCCCGTGGAGCAGGTGGGTCTGGCCGGCGACGACCTCCGCGAACACGGCCAGGACGGAGTCGTCGAGGAGCGGCCCGACGCCGAGGCGGTTCTCGATGTCGGCACGAACACGGGCGCGGAGCTGCGCGAGGGTGGGAACAACGAACGGCATGGGGTCGAGCCTATCGGAACAGGAGAGCCACCCGGAGACCCTCGAGAGTCAGGTCGTAGTCCTCCACGCCGGCCCACAGCTGGCCGTAGCGGGTCGCGGTCCCGCGCGTGATCCGGACCTCGAGGTCAACGGTCGAGCTCGAGGAACCACCCCGCCGCGTCGCCGTGACCTCGACGAGCTCGGCGACCTGGTCCTCGGTGAGCCACGCGAGCGACGCCGCAGCGGCGGCGCGCATCCGCTCGAGTAGCTCGGTCGTGATCTTGCCCCGGCCCTCGACCCACAGGGTCGAGCCGATCCCGCGCTCGCGGTCGAGGTCCGCCCACCACCCCCGCGGGTCGGTGTCCGGTCCGCCCGGGAGCTCGGCCCCCTCGGGAGCTCGAGCGTCAGAGAACAGCGAAATCAGGACGGCCGGCCGGAGCCCCTCGTCGCGCGCCAGGTCGTCGGCGACGATCTCGAGGTCCGCCCCCGCCTCACTCAGTCGGATCGCAATATCGGCCATTCTGGAACCTCTCGCGGCCCTTCCGGGTCCTGCTCCGGGCGCGCTCGAGGCGCCGCGCCGCCCGGCGTAGCTTGTCGGCGACCTCGAGGGTCTCGGACGGAGAGAGCACGAGGCACTCGGGCGGCGCCCCCGCCCGGTCTCGGGTGAGAGCCACCAGCCCCTCCTCGGCCCAAACCTCGACCTCGACCGGGCGCCGGTTCACGCTCGCCAGCGTAGGCGCCTCGAGGCGCCCGTGCTAGGCGGTGGGGGTCGGGCCGCTGGTCGGGTTGCCCGGACCCGCCGAGACGTGCGTGTGGGCGTTGTACGCCGTCCGGAGCGCCGCCAGCGTGCCGGCGGTGTCGTCGATCTCCCCGGTCGCGGTGACGTTCCCGGCGACCTCCACGTCCCCGTCGAGGTCGATCGTCGGCGCGACGACCTGGACCCGCGTCGAGCTCGCGAGCTCGATCCGGTCGCGGTAGATCCGCACGACCTGGCCCTGGTCATCGTAGAGCCCGACCATGCCGGCGGTGCCATCGGTGGGACGGTGCCGGCGGTCGGTGACGACCGCGGCGATCGGGTGGTCGCGGCTGTTGCCGACGTGGAGCACGAGCGCCTCGGCGCCCTCGAGCGGCACGGCCTCGAACCCGTACGGCTGGAAGTGTTCGACCCCGTCGCGTAGCTCGGCGCGGAGGAGCTCGAGCTGGAGGGTCTGGAGTCCTTCGCTGTTCCGCACGAGGTGGACGTAGCCGCGCGCGATCCCGGCGGCGATCCGGTCGAGGATCGGCTGCAGTAGTCGCCGGATGACGTTCTGCGGGTTGCTCATCGCTCGGGGTCCACGGTCTCCCCGCCGAACAGCGCGGCGAGCGGATCCTCGCCCGGGTCGATCGCGGGCTTCGGATCGTACGCGTCGCGTCGGACGAGCTCGAGCGTCGTGCGCGTCCCGCTCCCGCGGCTCCTCGAGTACCGGACGCGATTGACGAGGAGCTGCGCGTCTACCTGGAGCGTCGGGATCCGGGTCCGGACGCGCTGGTTCACGCGCCAGAGCGGCGAGCCCGGGCGCGGCTCCTGGCGCACCCCTTGGACCTGGACCTCGACGCGCGCGGCTCGAGCGGCGCGGACGGTCGCCTCCCACCGCGCGAGCTCCTCGGCGCTCTCGATCGACACGGTCTGCGGCGCGACCACGAGAAGCGGCCGGTAGCGATCGACCTCGGGGTCGGTCGCGGTGCCCTCCACCGCCGAAGCGACGAGCCCGAACGCGTCGGCGTTGCCGACGGCCTGGCCGCGGACGAGGTAGGTCTGGAACCGGTCCACGCTCGAGAACGCGAGCTTCGCCTCGAGGATGTTGCCCTTCTCCGGATCCTCCACGAGCGGCACGCCGGCGAGCCCGGCGATCCCCGGGGCCTCGAGCGCGAGCCGGCCGTCGCCGGTCGTGAAGATCAGGACCCCGCGGAGCCGGGCCGCGCGCTCGAGCGCCGCGAACGCCTTCTCGCCCGGGGTGATCCGGAACGTCGGGAACGGCTCGAGGATGTTGGTCGCGCGCGCCACGACGTCGATCCCGAACGGATCGGCGAGGCGGGTGGCGAGCTCGAACAGGTTCACGCCGGCGAGCTCGAACGGCTCGAGTGCGGAGGAGTCCACGAGGTCGGCGGTAACGTCCCGCCCGGAGATAGTCGCGGTCCGCGAGCCCCTCGAGCTCGTCGCGTCGAGGGTGTCCACGTAGCCGGTCGCGACCAGGTCGTCCTCGAACGAGACCTCGACCCGCTGGTACGGGAGCACCGGGATCGGCCGCGCCAGGTCGGTCGGGAACTGGAGCCGGAACGAGCCGGTCGCGGCCTCGAGCGAGCGGTCGAGCTCGAGCTCGGTCCAGCCCGTGAAGGTCCGCCCGTCCACCCGGACGCGGAGCGCGTCGCGGAGGATCTCCTCGTCCTCGGGGGCGTTGGCGAGGGGAGCCACGCCGGTCTACTCCGAAAGTACCTGCAGGACCCGGCCGCCGGGCACGAACCCGGGCCGCTCGATCTGGTTCCGCTCGGCGAGCTCGGTGGCCCTCGAGGCGTCCCCGTACAGACGATGCGCGACCACGAGCGACGGCTCGGTGCGGCTCAGGCGGAGCTCGAGGAGCCGCGGGAGCGCCTGGCCGTCCGGCGGCACGAGCTCGACGAGGCGGGCCGAGAGCTCGAGGAGCTGGCCGTACGTCTCGTACGGGGCCGACAGCAGGACACGGTCGAGGAGCTCGGCGAGCGAGTCCCGGCGGTCGATCGCTTCCTCGAGGCTCTCGAACTCGACGCGCGCGATCGAGCGGAGCGCGCCGGCGGCGGCCGCCTCGAGCGTGAGCTGCGAAACGAGCCCGACGTTCGCGTTCGCGGTCGTGGACGTCGTGCCGGTGCCGCCCTCGAGGAGCCCCGACGAGTCGAGCCCGAGGAGCTCCTCGTACGCGAACAGGCTGTCCCCGAAGTTGCCCGCGGCGTCGAAGATCGAGTCCACCGCGTCGCGGACGGACGTGACGAGGTCCACCGGCGAGGTCGCGAGGACGGCCGCCTGCTGGATCAGCCCGGCCACGCGGCTCTTGAACGCCTGGACCTCGAGCACGGCGCCGCGGATCGTCGAGAGCGAGTCGAGCGCCTGGCCGACGAGCTCGAGCGTCGCGGTCGTCGCGGCGCGGACGCGCTCGGCCACCCCGAGCCCGGTCGCGACGAGCCCCTCCTCGACCACCGGACCCGACACCGCGCCGAGCTCGGTGGCGGCGCCGTCGGCGACGGCCGCGGCGTTGACGGTCTCGCGCGGACCCTCGACCTCGTCGGTCTGGACGAACACCGCCACGAACGTCGCGATCCGCCCCTGGCGCCGCGTCTCGGTGATCCGGAGCGACTCGCAATGGACGGCCAGCACGCCGAAGTAGGGGTGTTGCAGGGTCTGGTCGGCCTTGAACGGCCAGCCCACCGGCCGGCGCTCGCACGCGGCGATGAGCCGGTCCTTCTGGTCGAGGTAGTCGTCGCCGATCAGGTAGCCGCGGACTCGCCACCGGCGCGGCTTCCGGCCGATGTCCTCCACGTACTGCGTGTCCCGTTGCGGGAACGCGTGGAGCGCGTGGTCCCGGCCGGTGGTGAACTCCGACGAATCGATGAAGAACCCGACGCCGCGGAACACGGCGGGGACGAGTCGGTCAGTCCAAGACACCTAGAACCCCCCGCCGAGCGAGAACCCCATCTGGGTCGAGAGGTCGAGCACGTCCGGCCCGTCGGTCTGGCGCACTCGCGCGCCGGCCGGGAGGTTGTCGAACGCGACCTCGACGCGCGCCGCCTCCTGGCGGCCCTGCTCCTCGGCGGCGAGGCGCGCGCCTCGAGTTACGAGGAGCTCGTTCCGGAGCGGCGCGGCGAACGAGCCCTGCGACTCCTGGCGCTCCGCCAGCGCGATCAGACCGGCCGACGCGGGGCCGGTGAACCGCAGGACGTCCACCATCCAGTCGGGGAGAGAGTCGGTGACCTTCCGGACCTTTTCCGCGATGAAGTCGAGCGCGGACGCGACCGCGATCTTGATGATCATCCATTGCTCCTTGAACGTGAACCCGGCCGCGAGCATCCGAGCCGACAGGAGCGCGAGACCGACCACGAGGAGCGACACCGCGACCGCGACGAGCCCGATCGGGTTGCTCGCCAAGGCGATCGTGAACTTGACGACCGCGGCCGTCGCGAGGACGAGCGCGGGGACGACGGTCGCGGCGAGCGCGGTACCGACGAGCATGAGCCCCGCGCGGAGCGGCCCCATCCGATCGGACAGCGCGCGGAACAAGTCGAACGCGGGCTGCAGAACGCGGAGGAGCTCCTCGAGGATCTGCTTCGATTCCTCGACGGCCTCGGGGAGCCATTTCGCGAACCGCTCGACGAGCGCGTCGATCGCGCCGCGGTTGCCGACGAGGAACGTGGTGAACCGCTCGGTGAGTCGAGAGACGACCGGGATCAGCGCGGCGCCGATCGTGTTCCGCACTCCGGAGAGCGCGGCCTTCATGTCGGTCTGGCGGTCGGTGAACTCCTCCGACGCGGCGGCGGCTTCGACGGACAGCACGAGCCCGAGCTCGCGCGCCTCGTCGCGGAGCGCGGCGATTCCGTCCGAGCCCTCGTCGAGGAGCTGGACCATCTTCACGCCTTCGGAGTCGAACAGCCGCATCGCCAGCGCGTTCCGCACGAGCGGGCTCTCGACCTTCGACAGCGAGTCGGCGACGTCGCCGAGGAGGTCGTCCGCCGACCTCATCGTCCCGTCGGCGTTCGTGAGCTGGATCCCTAGCTGGCGGAGCGCGTCGCGCGCCTCGCCGGTCCCCATCGCGGCCTCGGCGGCGCGGCGGCCGAACCGCTGCATCGCCATGTCGAGCACGCTCGACTGGATCCCCGCCCGGTCCGCCGCGAACCGGAGCTCCTGTAGAGCCTCGACCGGGAGCCCCAGCCGCTTCGCGGTCTTCGCGGCCTCGTCCCCAGCGGCCGCGGTCGCGTTCGTGATCTTGAGGAGCGCGGCACCGGCGACCACGCCGGCGGTCGCGAGCCCCGCGGAGATTCCCGCGGTCGTCTTCGCGATCCTGCCGGCGACGCCGCCGACCTTGCTCCCGATCCGCTTGAGGAGCCCGGAGACGCCGTCCGTGCCCTTGAGGATGATCCGGACGGGGAACTTGGGGGTCGGTGCCATCGGCTACTGCTGCGCCCGGCGCGTCGCCGCGTTGCGCGCCTTCAGGCTACGCTCGATCGTCCGGATCCAGAAGAGGGTCTCGGACGGGCGCGAGAGCTCGAGGAGCTCGGCCGGCCCCCAGCCGCACTCGAGCGCGAGGAACCCTAGGGCGTCGTCCCAATCGCTCCCGGATCCCCGGCGAAAAAACCCGAGGCGACCTCCACGACGCGCATGACGTCGGCGCCGCCGAGCTCGTCGATCTGGCGGTCGGTCCGCCCGGTGATCTTGGCGGCGAACTGGAGTAGCTGGCCGATGTCGAGCTTCTCCATCTGGAGCGGGAACGCTCGGTAGTCCTTGCCGCGCGGCTCGCGGAACGTGAGCTCCTCGATCGTCTCCTGCTTCCCGAACGGGATCGGGTGCTCGAGGTGGAGCCGGAAGGTTCCGTTCGGCTGGAGCCCGTAGCCGTCGGGCTGGCCGACGAACGTCGGGAGCCCGTGCTCGTTCAGGGTGACGTTGGCGGCGGTCGGCTCGAGGACCGGCGGGCCGGCCTCGTCTTCTCGTTCTTCGGTCATGGGGATCGCTCCTCCCGGGTGGGGTTGTGGAATGCTCGAGCTCGTCGAGCTCGAGGTGCTAGACCTCCTCGGCCGCGAGACCCTCGAACCGGACCGCGAGCTCGCCCTCCTCGGTGGTGCCGGAACCCTCGCCGGCGAACCACGCGTTCCGGAGTACGACCTGCTTCCCGTTGGCTTTCTCGAGGATGATCGTCGCGTCGGTCTTGCCGTACAGCGCCGCGCGGAGGTCGAGGTCCGCGCGGTCGGTGATCGCGCCTTCGATGAAGGGGACCTGCGGCATCTCCTTGTAGCCGTGGACGGAGTCCGGCCCGACGATCGCCTCGCGGACGGGCTCGCCAAGGTTGTAGGTGAAGTTGCCCTTCGCGTCGAGGCGATCGCCATCGACGAGAATCGCCATCTTGCCGCCGCGGATCTCGGCCATTGGTCTGTTCTCCGGTGGGGGTCGGGGTTGGTCGGGTGCGCCCTTACAGGAGGAACGCGATCTGCACCGCGGTCTGGCGGAGCTGGTTCACGAGGTCGGGCGGTGCGAGTACGTCGAGGCGGTTCGGGTCGGACGCGTTCCGCTCGACGATCAGGTCGCGCTTGAACTGGTCCGCCTCCTCCACGAGCCCGAGCGACTCCCACTCGGAGAAGATACCGACGATGAACGCGCGGACCGTTCCCGGCGTGACGATCGCCTGGCCGGGAGCGACGAGCGTCCCGTCGTTCGCGAGCTTGTGCCGCGGGAACGAGAGCTGGATCCGGGTGCGGAGGTCGTACCGGAGGAAGTCCAGCGTGTACCAGGTGTTCAGGTCCAGGAACGCGGTGTCGGGAGCGCCGAGCGCGTTGACCTGGAAGGTCGAGATCGCGCGTTGGATGAGCACGTTCCCGCCGGCGTCCACCGCGAACGTCGCGACGCCGTCCTGCAGCAGCAGGTTCTGCTCGGAGAACGTGAAGAGGTCCGTCTCGAGCGGCGGCAGGACGCCGGGGAGCTCGAGGGTCTGGAACGGCCGCGCCGGGTCGATCTTCGCGTTCTTCGCGACGGTCGCGGCGTAGCTCGCCGCCCACTCCCAGGTCGGAGTCGGCGACGCGTTCGCCCCGATGATCGAGACGTACTTGCTGTTCCGCCCGTTGCCGAGCGTGACGAGGTTGCTGTGGGTGTCGCGCGCGCCGACGTACGCGATCCCGCCGATCTGCTTGGTCGGGCCGTCGCGGTCTTCGAGCTCGCCCTCGACGCTCGAGAGGTTCGACGCGTCGCGGAACGGGAAGACCACCGCGTTGTACTGGACGTCGCCGAGGACGGCCCAGACACCGGAGACGCTCGGGTCGGTCGCGCCCGAGACGCCGGCGGCGATGACGAGCGTGACGCCGGCGGGGGTCTCCTCGCCGGCGAAGTAGTTCGTCCGGACGTCGATGTCGTTGCCGAGCGTGCCGGCGTTCCGCGCGGTGAGCGTGACGACGTTCGACGGCGCGGCCGCGGTCACGGGAACTGTGTCGTCGGTGCCGAGCGCGGTGACGATCGCGCTCGCGATGTCGTTCTGCGCGTCACCGTTCGCGACGCCGACCTCGAACCGCCGGCCGGCGACGTAGAGGAAGATCGTCCCCGCCTCGGTGGCGGTGCCGGTCACGGTGATCGTAAACGTCGCATCGGTTCCGCCGCCGGCGTCGTCGAGCGCGACGAAGTCCCACCCGATTGTCTGGTCGGCCTCGAACAGCCGCTGCGCCATGTTGTGGATGATCGAGCCGCGCCCGAAGAACTCGCCGACCTGGTCGGCGGAGGTCGCCGGGGTCTTGACGAGCTCGGCGACCGTGCCCGAGCTCAGGCGCTGTCCGATGACGAGCCCGCGGAACGGCTGGAGCGACGGACCCTGCTGGGCGTTGCTCGAGTCGATCTCGACGAACGTGAAGGGGACGCGGTTCCCGCTGGGGACGTCGTTGAAGGATACGGGCGGCATGGATCAGTCCTCGGAGCGGTCGGCCTTGCGGCGGGTGCGCTTCGGCTTGTCGGCCGGAGCCTCGGTTTCGGATTCGGGGGCGGGGTCGATGCGCTCGAGCTCGCCGCTCGCGGGCATGGTCGCCGTCGTGACGACGTCGCCGTCCTTGAGCCGGCGGAGCCAGTAGGAATCGAACGGGACGAGCGCGCCGTCGTCGGGGAGGTACTGGCCCGGGCGTCCGGGGATCGGGACCTTGAGCCCCTCGGTCGCGGGCTGGACCAGGATCCGTTGAACGCGCATCGGCTTGGGGGTGTCCATCGCTTCTCAGCCTAGGCGGTGACGGGAACGACGTCGATGGCCTCGAGGAGACCGTCGATCTCGGGGGCGAAGTCCCCCCGCGCGCGCACGTCGCGGAACGTGTCCGCGATCGTCTCGAGCGGCGGGGCCTTGGTGGTGTAGACGACCCGCCAGACGATCCCGCCGGCGGCGATGTAGGTTCGGGCCTGGCCCGAGCTCTCGAGCTCGACCTCCTCGAGCCCGGAGTCGTCGGGGATGACGGACACCGAATCGGGGAGGGTCGGGAGGTGGCGGTTCCGCTCGAGGATGAGCTCGACCTCCGCGAGCACATCGTCCACGAGGTCCTCGGCCTCGTCGCTCGAGGTCCGCGACGCGTGAGCCTCGACGACGAGCTCGAGCTCGCGGCGGTACTCGCGCGGGGCGTCGGTGTAGTTCGTGACGACCTCGCGCCGCGTCCACACGTAGAGCCCCGGCCCGTCCTCCTCCCACGCCTTCGCGGGCTTGTGGGGTTGGACGCGGTCGCCGGCAATCGTCGCGCCGGTGAGGAGCTCGGCGACGCCGCGGCGGATGAGCTTCCGCGAGAGGCTCACGACGTCTCGACGAGGTGGAGCTTGGACATCCCCTCGCCGTCCTCCTCGGAGTCGTCTACCTGGAACGTCCGAGCTCGGTCCGTGAGCTCGACGAGGTCGCCGCGTTGCGGAGTCGGGATGTCAGCGAGGCGCACGTCGAGCGTGTAGCGTTGCGACACCACCGCGCGCTCCATCCCGAGCTCCTCCTCGACAGCGGCCTCGCGGAAGATGCCGGACAGTCCGGTGACCTGCGCGCCCCCGACGGGCGTGTAGGCGTAAGGCTCCGGGAACGTGCGTACCCCGGAGCCCTGGACGTTCGCGACCTTCTCCCGCCAGCCCACGCCGAGCTCTCCGATCAGCCGGTCGCGCTGTTGACGCCGGCCGGGTCGCCCGTGAGTCGGACGAGGCACGTCGTCGCCGAGGCGGTGGCACCGCCCGGCGTGACGCATTGCCCGATCAGGAACGAGTCGGCGGAGATGTTCGCCTCGTTGTGGACCTCGGCGTCGGCGATGTCCCAGTGGCACCCCTCGAGGAACGCCAGCGCCATCGCGCCGTCCTTGGGGAGCTCGACGATCAGGGGACCGACGAGGACCGTGCCGTCCTCGTTCGCGGCGACGTCGGCCGCGACGAGCGTGAACGTCCGCGCGGTCGCGGCGAGGGGAAGCAGGAGAGCGTCGCCGACGGACGCGCCACCGACGCCGAACTCGGCTTTCAGTGAGCGGTGATCGTTCTGGCGGATGAGCGATTGCGACATGGCGGTGTTCGGTGGTTCGTGGTTCGGGTGTCGGGGGAACGGGACCGGCGGAGGAGCTCGAGGCTCCCCCGCCCGTCGTGCGGTTCTAGTTGGCGGCGCGCTGCCAGCCGCGGTACTCGGGGATCATGGCGCCGAAGACGTGGCGCACCTTGACCTCCACACCATCGACGTCCCACCCGTTCCGGGTCTCGATCGACGGGCCGTCCATGCCGGCGAGGCGCGCGACCTCGAGGGTCTCGGTCTGCGTCGCGGCGGACGCCATGTACCAGCCGTCGAACGCCTGCAGGCGGTTCTCGACGATGACGTTCTGGAACGCCGACTGGAACGGGTTCACGTTGCCGCCGCTGTCCGGCGTGATCATGCTCGTGAACTGCTGCGCGAGGGTCTCGTCGCGCGGACCGACAACGAGGTTCGACGGGAACAGGTTGAGCCGCTCGCCGTCGATCCCGGTCTGGATCCGCATCTTCTCGCGGAGCGTGCCGAGCCCGGCGATCGCGATCGGCGTGGAGCCGGCCTCGTCGTTCGCGTGGTTCGCGTTGTTGAACAGCGCGACGCCGTCCCCCATGACCACGTTCCCGATGATGAGGTCGGTCCAGACGGCGTCGCTCTCGACGCGCGAGGCGTTGGCGCCCATCTGCGCGGGGACGCGGTCGAACGCCGACAGGTCGTCGTTCAGCATCGCCTCCCACGAGTACCCCCAGATCCGACCGTACTTCTTGACCTGGTAGGTCTCACCACGCTCGCCGAGCGCGGTCATCGTGTAGGCGCCGAGCTCCTCGATCTCCGCGAGCGACGGACCGCCGCCGAACGCCGGGGAGCTCATCGTCTTGAAGTCCTGCGCGACGCGCGTGAACGAGACGAGCGGGAGGAACGTACGCGGCTCGTTCGCGAACCCCATCTGCAGGCGCTTCGCGCCGACGTTGGCGAGGAGGTTCGGGAAGTCCGAGGTCGACGCCCCGAGACCACGGAGCGCGAGCTTCGCGACCTCGTGGTCGGGCATCCGGTCCACGCGGTGCTGGCCGTGCGCGCGCATGACGTGCTTGGCCAGGTCGAGGACGCGGAGCGCGCTGAAGCTGCGCGCGGCGTCGTCGAGCTGCACCGGTTTGGTGTGGAAGCCGGTCTCGGGGTCGAGCTCGCGGTACGAACAGCGCGCCAGGAGCGCGCCCTCGATACCGGCGACGGTCTTCTCGCCCTCGTCGCGGCCGACCGTGACACGGTTCGCGCCGCGGGTCTCGAGCTCCTCGTCGGCCAGCGCGGCGCGCTGGAGCAGGCGAGCTCGAGCCCCCTGGTCGCCGTCGAGCGGCGTGCCCTCCTCGATCAGCCCGCGGACGAGCTGGTCGCCGGCGCCGATCCCGAGGCTCGCGGCCGTGCGGGTGATCGTCGCGACGCGGTCGCGCTCGGTGGTAGCGGCCTCGGCACGGACGGCGTCGAGGTCGACGTCGTCACGATGCGCGCTCGAGGTCGGCGCCGGCGTGGTCTCCCCGGTCGGCTCGACGGCCGGCGCCGGAGCCGGCCCCGCGCCGCGGGTCTCGGTCGGGGTGTCCCCGGTGTCCGGGGTCGTGGTCGTTTCTTCGGGGTCCATGTTGGCTTTCGTCGGGTGCGCCTCGAGCTCGACGAGGCAGGTGGGTACGTCCCCGGACCTCGAGCGCGCGCCGGCGTCGAAATCTGCGGGAACGGGAAGGAGGGTTAGCTCGTGAGGTTCCCAATCGACGGCCCGGAGGACGCGCCGCTCGTCGCCGCGTTCCGTGACGTCACGGAACCGGTAGACCTGGAACCCCACGGACACGTTGGAGAACACGCCGTCGCGGACGCCGGCGATCGTGCGCTCGTTCGACGGGTGGTCGAGGAGCCGAACGCGGGCGGTGCCGCGCGTGCCGTCCACTCGGGCCGAGCCCTCGACGACGACCCCGATCTGGTTCTCGAGCCCGAACTGGCGGTGCGAGTCGAGGAGCGGGGCGCCGGCGTTGAGGCGGTCGAGTCGGACCTCCTCGGGGGTGAGCCCGAGAACCTCGTCGAACGAGCCCTCGAATTCGTCCACGCGGAACACCGCGCGCTCGGTCGCCCATACGACCTCGAACGAGAGGTCGTCGGGGTTGAACGAGTCCGGCGCGACGAGCGCGCGGAACTGGAGCCGAGGCTGCTGGAGCTCGAGGGTTCTCACGGGCTCAAGACGAACGCCCGGGCGGCCTCGAGTCAAGCGGCCTCGGAATCCTCGTCGAGCTCGGGCTCCCCGTCGTCCTGCTCGGTGGACGGGTCGCGGGGGTCCGGCTCGCCGGCGGGATCGTCGTCGGGGTCGTCCTGGCCGCCCTCGAGCGAGCCGTCGGCCTGGCCCGAGCTCGAGCCCGAGAACACCGACAGTGCCAGCCCGAGCCGCTCGGCTTCCTCGCGGTCCTCGGCGAGCTCGCGGAGGATCTCGTCTCGGGTCCGCCCGGTCTGGCGGGCCGCCTCGGAGAGCGAGAGGAACCCGGCCTGGACCTGCGCGATCGCGGCGTTCGTCTCCCGCACCGGGTCGAGCATCTCCCGCCGCGGCGGGGTCCACGACGCCTGCACGGCCTGGCTCTCGCGGAACGCTCCCGAGGCGACGGCCGCCTCGACGAACCACGTCCAGACCGGGCGGCAGAACATCGGGATGACCATGCACCGGCGCCAGATCGCGACCTCGGCGTCGTTCTCGAGCCACCCCATCCGGCCGCTGGTGAAGTTGACCTTGGAGTAGTCGCCCGAGAGCCCCTCGTAGGTGAGCCCGTACCCGGCCGCGACCTCTCGGAGCGTGAGCGTCGCGTAGTCCTCGAGCGCGTCGAACGCTTCGGGCTTCCCGAAGGTGATCGACTCGCCGGCGTTGAGGCGTTGCCAGGTGCCCGGCTCGAACTGGTTGACCTCGTCGCCGTTCTGGTCGTCGAGGCGCCGCCCGAGCGGGCCGGCCTCGTCCGGAGCGACCGCGTCGTGGACGAACCCGACGAACGTCGCGGCGATCTCCTGCTTGAGCATCTCCGCATCGACGAACCCGTCGTAGTCCTTGAGGCGGAGGAACACCGGCGCGCCCCACGGGATCCCGCGCGCCTGGCCGACGCGGAGGACGTGGAATACGTGGGCGATGTCGCGCGCGGGGACGCGAACCGACTGCGCGAGCGGCGCGGTCGTGAGGATGTCGCCGGGGTGGTCGCGCCACAGGTGGTACGCGACGCGCTGGCCGCGGCCGTTGAACTCGACCCCCTGGACGACGCGAGCGCCGGCCTCGGGGTTGCGGAACAGGTCGCGCGACTCGTCGAGGTGGTCGGCCTCGAGGAGCTGGATCTGCATCGGGACCGCGAGCGGGTCATTCGGGCGGCGGCGACGCCGGCGCGCGAGAACCTCCCCGGCTCCGACTACGTTGCCCATTACGAGGTTCTGGAGCCCCGCGAAGTCGAGGAGCCCGTCGGCGTCGATCTGGCGGGGGTCCTCCGACCACTCGCGCCAGAGCTCGAGCCACGCGTTCCGGAGCCCCTCGTCGTCGGTGCGCGGCTTCGGCTGGAACCCGGCGCCGATCGTCCGGGCGGTCAGGATGCGCTCGGCCTTGCTCGCCCACGCGCTGTTCCGGCGGAGCTCGCGGGCGCGGTTCCGGATCGTCGCCAGGTGGCCCCGGGTTTCGGCGTTCGCGCTCGTGGACGGCGCGAGCCATCCGGAGGTCCGGCGGTCCTTGGTCGCGGCGTCGAACGCTCGAGCTCCCCGGCGGCCGCGGCCGGCCCGGGCCTCGATCCGAGCTCGGACGAGCTCGAGACCCTCGACGCGCGCGCGGGCGCGAGCTCGCGACTCGGCCCACGCCGGCGCGACGGTCAGGATCGCGCGGTCGATCCGCTCGGCGAGCCCCACGCTAGTGGCCCCCGCTCGTGTGGCCGAACTTGGACGGGCTCGAGAGGATGCGCTTCGGCCCCGAGCTCGTGTGCCCGAGCGCCGCGCGGAGCTTCGCCCGGACGGCCTCCATCTGCTCGAGGCTCCGGTAGCGGACGCGCCGGTCCTCGTACTGGACCTCGAGCGCGCCCTCGGCGATCGCGGCCTCGAGGTCGTCGAGCTGCTGTTGGGTGTAGGCCATCTCGTCTCACCGGCCGCGCTGGCGGCGTCGTCGGTCAAGGTAGCCGAGACGCTTCCCGGTGCCACGCTCTCGGCTCGAGCGGCCCCGCTTCGGGGTCTCGGGCTTCGGGGCGCCGGCGGCCGGCAGGTTGCTCTCGAGCTGGTCCCAATCGTCGTCGGTCATACGGTCGATCCCGATCGAGGCGGCGGCCGCTCGAGCGTAGACGCGGCAGTCGAGCGCCTCGTTCCTGTCCCGGGTCTTCTCCCAGACGTATCGACGGTAGCCGCGGACGATTCGGGGGACAAGCTGCTCGGCGGTGAGCTGCTGGAACCACTCCTGCTCGCGGTCGTTCGGGAAGTGCGCCCACCCCGTCGGCCATCCGTCCTCGTCGGGATCGGTCGGTTGCTCCTGGCGGAGCCACCCGTACAGCTGCCCCTTCGCTAGATCAGTACCGACGCGCCAGAGCTGGAGACCGCGCGCGACCTTGCGGCCGGCGTAGGTGACGTCCACCGCGCGCGGGATCGAGAGGAGCTGCGGCTTCCCCTCGTCGCCCTTGATCGCCATGACGAGGTCGGGCCGACGCATCCCGCGGACCCGGCGGTAGACCTCCTGGGTCTGGTCCCCGGAGTCGATCGCGGCGCGGAGGATCTGGAGCTCGACGCCGTCCTCGCGCGGGAACGTCCGCTGCAGGTATCGCTCGAGCTCGTCCCACGGTCCGTCGGTCGCGGTGTCGCCCGAGAAGATCGGAGCATCCACGCTCCACGTCTCGAACTCCCGGCCCCACGCGACGACCTCGCCCTGCAGGTAGTCGTGCTGGACATCGACCCCCATCGTCAGGAACACCGCGCGGTCGCTTGGGACCTCGCCGCTCCGCCACTCCTCGCGGCGGTTGTAGAGCTGCTCCCACGGCGGGGCCTCGCCCTTCTCCGCGAACGTCTCGCCCAGGACCGTGTTCACGAACACGCGGAGCTTGTCCTGGTTCTTGGCGGCGGCCTGGAACATGGCCGCGGCTTCCTTCCACGAGAACCACCCGACCGGCGAGTAGAGGCTCGAGAGGTGGTAGCCGCGCGCGACGTCCGAGAGCTCGGGGACCTCCGGGATCCACTCGCCGGCCTCGAGCATCTCGGTCTTCTTGAACTCCTCGATCGCGGCGCCGCAATGCTCGCACGCGTAGACCACGGAGCTCGGGTCGCCCTGGTCCCATCGGACGTTGCGCCAGACGAGAACCTGGAGCCCCCCACACTCCGGGCACGGAACGTGGAACCGCCGGCGGTCGCTCGCGTCGTAGGCGACCTCGATCCTCGAGCGGCCGGCGATCGTCGGCGTCGAGACCTTGAGGATCTTGGCGCGGCCGCCGGCGGTCCGGATCGCGCGCTCGGCGATGAGCTCGGGGTCGCCCTCGCCGTCCACGTCACCCGGCCACGCGTCGAGCTCGTCGGCGAACACCTTCCGCGCTGGCATCGAGCGGAGACCCACCGCCGAATTCGCGCCGGTGAGCACGAGGATCCCGCCGGGAAACTCTTTCGAGAGGACCGTGTTCCCGGAGTCGCGCGACCGCTTATCCGAGACCTTGCGCGCGAGCGCCGGCGAGTCGGCGATCATCGGGTCGAGTCGCTGGCGGCTCCCCCGCTTCGCGAGCTCGACGGTCGGGAGAATCGCGAGCATCGGGCACGGGTCGTGGGCGATCGAGTACCCGATCCAGTTGTTGCCCATCTCGGTCGCGCCGATCTGCGCACCCTTCATGAACACGACGGACCGGACGCGCGAGGTCGCCGAGAGAGCGTCCATCGGCTCGCGGAGGTACGGGGTCCGCGCGGTGCGCCACCGGCCCGGCTCGTTCGACGACCGGCTCGAGAGCATCCGCTCGGCGTCGGCCCATTCCGAAACGGTCAGGACCGGGTCGGGCTCCATCGCGGCGAACGCGGCGTTCCGGTAGACCTCGCCTCCGTGGTCCATCAGTCGCTCACCGCGACGCGGCGGAGCTCCTCGAGCGCGTCAACGATCTCGAGGCGGAGCCGCTCGTGCACGAGGCTCTCCTCGGTGGCGGCGGCGAGCTCGGCGGACAGCCGGTCCGGAATCCGGAGGAGCGCGTCGCGGAGCCCGCGGTAGAGCCGGAACGCCTCGAGCGTGACCTGGTCCTTCCGCACGAGCCGGCCGGCCTTCTCCTCGAACTCGAGCCGCGCGAGCTGCGCCTGGCACGCGAGCTTGATCGCTTGGGACCGTTGCATGTTCGGCCCGAGCGGGCCGTCGCCCTGGCCGGGCGCGAGCGGCGGCCCCTCGTCCTCGTCCTCGCCGAACAGCCCCGCCTGGCGGTGGCGGCGCGGCACGCTCGTCTCGGGCGGCCGTTGCTTCGCGGGGTTGCTGTTCGCGTCCCACTCGGCGTTCGCGCGCTCGACGTCGATCCGCCAGGTCCGCCCGACCTTCGACGCGCTCCGGATCCGCCCGGTCGCGATCGCCTTCGACACGGCCGTGGCGGAGACGCCGCGGCGGCGCGCGAACTCCCGGAGCCCGACGAGCTCGCGTCCGGCGTCTCGGTTCGCGGTCTTCTTCTTACGCTTCTTCGCCATCGGCGGAGCGGAGCGCGTCGCGTTCCTCCACGACCCACTCCACCGGACAGGACCGGATCCGCGCGACGAGCGCGCATTTCCGGAGCTCGGCGACGCGGTGGTCTTGCCAGACCGCGCGCTCGGCGTGAGACCGCTGCAGGTGGAACCCGGCGAGGAACGCGGCGGTGGAGCACACCGCGACGACCGCGGCCGCGATCAGGATGGCGTCGGCGGGTTGCATCACGCCTCCTCCGCGCGTTCGACGCGCTCGAGCGCGGAGTCGATCCGCTCGGCGACGATCCCGGCCGCGTCCTCGGAGACCTCGCCGTTCAGGTACGCCTGGACGTGGACGAGGACGGCGTGGCAGTTGCGGTAGGCGGCGGCGAGCTCGGCGAGCTCGGTGGTCGTCTCGGCCTGTTCGTGGACGGTCACTCCGCGTCCTCCTCGGCGTCGCTCTCCTCGAGCTCGGCGACGAGCTCGGCCTTCCGACCGGTGAGCCGCTCCCACCGCGCGATCGAGACGTCCACGCGGCGCGGCTCGATCTCGATCCCGACGCACCGGCGCTCCTCGAGCTCGGCGGCGATCAGCGTCGAGCCGCTCCCGAGGAACGGGTCGAACACGCGCTGGCCGTGGTCGCTCGAATTCCGGAGGAGCTCGCGGAGGAGGTCCACCGGTTTCTGCGCGTTGTGGAACCGCTCGCGGTCCTCGTGGTCCGCCTCGAACCCGGCGCCCTGTCCGGTGCGCCCGAACCGCAGCACGTTTGACGCGTGGACGGAGCGGATCCCCGTCGCGGTCTTCTTGAAGACGTGCTCCTTCGGCGGGATCCGGTGGAGGAACCCGGCGAGCTCGTACCCGTTCGCGTAGTTCGACCCGAGCCCGCTGTTCTTCTTGTCCCACACCAGGACGTTCTTGACCTCGAGGGTCGCGACCGACCGGGAGCACTCGTGCCACGCCGGCCACGAGCGCCAATCGCAGAACACGTACGCGTGCCCGAACCACTCGAGGACGCGGTCGGCGAGCTTGAGCACCTTCTTGAAGAACGGCCGCACCATCCGATCGTCGGCGACGTCGGCGCCCACTCCGGTCGAGCTCCCGTAGATCGCGTACGGCGGATCGGTCACAACGAGCGCGAGCCGCTTCCCGTCGATCGCTCCGCGGATCGTCGCGTCGTCGAGCGAGTCGCCGCACACCACGACGTGGTCGCCGCACCGCCAAACGTCGCCGAGCTTCGCGGTCGCCTCGTCCGGTTCCTCGAGCGCGTCGAGGTCGTCGAGCCCACCGGCGCCACCGCCCCCACCGCCTTCCTGTCCCGGAATGTCTACCGACAGGATCCGCTCGAGCTCGCCCTCGGAGAACCCGAGCCCCTCGAGCGCGTCGCCGCTCTCGGACCCGATCGCCTCGAGCTCGCGGAGCTCGGTCTCGAGCGCCTCCTCGTCCCACCCCGAGAGCTCGGCCAGCCGGTTGTCGGCGACGAGGTACGCGCGCGCCTCGGTCTCCGACAGGTGGTCGAGCTCGACGACCGGGAGCCCGTCGGGGAACGTCCCCGGGTTGTCGTCCTCGATCATGCGCGCGGCGGCGAGACGGCCGTGGCCGGCGCGGATCTTGCCGCCCGAGACGAGGATCGGGTTCACGAATCCGAACCGGAGGATGCTCGCGGCGAGCTGCTCGAGCTGGCGCTTCGGGTGCGTCCGCGGGTTGTTGTCGTACGGGACGAGCTCGTCGAGGGTCCGGAACTCGATGCGCTTCGCGAGCTTGACGGAGACGTCGGCCGCGGTGGTGTCGGGATCGCTCATGCCCTCGAGCGTGCCGCCGGCGGTCGGCCGTGTAAACCCAACGCACGGCCCTGGCACTAGCGAAACGCCGATCCTCGCGGCACC